TTAGCATTAAATATAGGTTGTGGTGTGCCTGCAGCAACTGCAGTTTCTACAATTCGTCCTGCGCCTATAACAATGTCAAAATCAGTTGTAGGTATTTGACTTTGATCACCATCTGTAACAGCTGTACCATCTGAATTACGCTGCACTCCTCTGGTAACAGAAGTAAGTCCTAGGCCTTCTATAGTTCTAGTACTAGTATTAGCTAGGTGCGATACTGTAGAAGCTTCTAAATAACTTGAGCCAAAGAAACATAAAGTATGTAATTTAATATAACCATTCGGAATACTAGGTAGCCTTAATATATTGTTTCCGTCAGTACCTACAAAAGCCGCGTACGACCCTCGTGTAGTTAAACTCTTTAGATAATTAGAGGGATCTGCATATTGACTATCAGTAGCGGCTCCGCTAAATACTGCTATGCCACCTCCTGGTGCCATAGCAATTACATACCATTTGTAAAGATTTTCTAATTCATTAGTGCCTGGGTTAGTGTATACAGGTGCAGAACTAATTGTAGTTTTAAAACCTGTGTCACTAGGTGTTGCTGATGCGTAGTTGCCTAGATGGTAGGCAGGTAATGTTGAAAAACCTGTTTGACCAAGAGTGTCATTACGTAAACGAACTTGAATTGAACAAGTAGCATCGGTTACAGTTCCGTCAGTATTCTTAATTTTGCGCATACCTTCTGGAAAAGTAAATGCTATATCGATATCTTCAGCAAACTCTTCTAGAGTAATTACTGCGGGAGGATTTCCGTCTATACTATTGTTAACTAACTCAATTTGAGGAAATCTTTGCTCTATATCAGTTGGAAATAATTTGTCAAAAGCATCTAGCTTACCACTTGTAGTTTCCTGAGGTACTCCTAACAAAGTCTCTGGTACTGGGTGATCAAGTCCCACACCAGCTTGAGTAGTGTAAAAAAGTTCATTTAAAGTTTTTGCACCTACACGAATATCATCAACTGCTAGCGGTCCAAATCCCCATACAAGGGATAAGTGTAATACGCTAGTATCTGTTAATGTTTGTACATAAGGCACTGCTCCAAGCATTGCAGTGCTACGCATTTTGCCGAGCACAACAGGAATAGCGCCAAAACGATTAGCTTGATTTGCAGCACCGCTAAACGCATTTACAGGTGCGGAACTCCCTGGATCTTTTCCATTTAATGGGCGAATAGGAAAGGCGGCATTAATAAGTGCCATACCTGCCATATTAATAGCCATAGTACCGACTATTTTGCCAGTTGCAGTTACACTTACTTCAGCTGTACCGGCTAAAGTAGCTGTGGTTTCAGTAAAACCCATTGCAGCACCAATGTCAGCCCCATAGTTAATAGCTACATATAATACAATAATGGTAGCTATTAAACGCATAGTGCTCTTACCCTCTGGCACTACGTTATATACTACGCTTTGACCTGCTTGTACACGCACAGTGCTCCACTCGGATTGCGGGATCTTAACGCCGTCTAAAAATAAGATTAATTTTTTAGCAAAGTAATCGCTAATTTTATATGTATTAATTAAATTTTGGGATACATCGGCTAATGTAGCTCCAGGTATAACTAGTTGTGTGTAATTTGCTTGTTTTAAGGGGTGAGGTTTACCTACCAGCATTGTGCTAGCTTGCGTACTATATTTATAGTAACCTTCAATACGTTTAGTCCATTTTGGGCTATTAACAGACTCTAAAACAGTATCCATGCCGTCACGGGCATGNATAAACTTATCTTCTCCAACGTAGATACCTACGTGAAAAGGTTCCCCTAATATATTGAATACTATAACTGAGCCGATTTCTGGTGTTTGGACTTGTGACCAATTGTTTTTATATTGATCCATCATCTCAAGAATACGTGTATCATATGCTCCAGCATACTCTTCAGTATAGCTTGGTAAGTCGATATCATACTCTTGTTTATAAAATAAACGCACTAATCCCCAGCAGTCAATTCCGCTTTCATCTCTACCATTACTGGTATAAGGTAATCCAATATACTTATTATAATTCATTAAAATAATCCTGGAAAGTTGGCCGGAGTAAACGTAAAACATGGAAATGGTTCACGACTAAGGCTTACCATATTTAAATCAAATCTGATTTGATCAGCGTTGTAAGTAACATTAGTTATTTTAAAACCTGAAAAACTAGCTTCAACAGTGTTAGGGCTACTAGCTAGTACTATATCTATTTTTACACTAACGGGGCTTGTTAAATGAGTGCGTATAAGATCAATCGCTTCACGAGTAACAAAGTTTAGTATTAAACTACATTGTCCTGATCCTGCTTCTTCTTCGCCTGGCAAAGCTATTTGCATAGGCAAAAATAAATAGTCTCTACTAATGCCTCCATTAATAGTACTAGTAACNCCATATACTACATCTGTGTCTGTTGTTANAGACTCAATCCTGTTAGTATAGCCATCAGCTAAACGCACAGGAGTTGTAGGATTTGATGGATCAGTAATAGTAACAAGTAAAATTAATGCTTCCGGTGTTTCTGAAGCAAACATTGCTCTAATAGCTGATTGTGATAAACTATTTATTCTGCTCATGGCATCACTTCAAATTTAAGACTGGTAGACCAGTACCCTGGTGCCATATATTGTAAAGTAAAAAATTCACCACTACTACCAGGTATAATACGTACTTCTACGGTAGTATAAAGTCGTGGATGCGTAAAGCTAAAACGATTAACACCAGCAATACCAGGCGTAGTAGTATTTGTAGGAAGATTTTTTATAAAGTCTTCTAGTTTCTGAGTCTGTGCGGTAGTCATTAAAAAGTTTAGAGTAAACTCACTAGGACGCGAAGCCCTGCGTCTTTGTTTCGCAGGGCCAGCATCTGTTTGTGAGCGTATAACATTAATTCCAACCGATTCAGTAAAGCCTTTTTGAGGCACTTGCGGAAGCGATGCTGGCCATGCTACTATTGGCATATATTATCTCCTTGCCAGTAATGGTGTTGTACCATAACTAGTTGTCATTGCTTGTTGAGTATTTGAACCTACACGATTTAATTCGCCTGCAACCATATCGCCAACCATTACTTCTATACGACGATTTCCACGTGAATCCATGGTTTCTTTAGTAGTTGCTTTTTCAGTGCTATAGTTGTTAATAACTACATCTACATTGCTACCGCCACCTCGAACTCCTAAGTTTCCTTGATTATCGCGCTTTAGGGGCATAATAGCTTCGGGACCTGCTTCGCCCATTAAACCTGTACCTTGTGCAAACTTAAATAGGGTAGGTTGATCAACAACTGAATTAGTAAACATTCCGCCTTTAGCGTATGTTTGCAGTCCAGTATCGTATACTGCACCTTTGGCAGCAGGTACTACAGGTGTTGCAGTAAAAAATGCTGCAGCTGAAGTCATCATACCACTTAGTCCATTCATGCCACCGTATAATGCAGACATTTGCGCACGTAATTCAAATCTAATTAAATCCATCAACATTTGATCTACAAGACCTTTAAAGTCTAGTTTACCAGTTCTGGCAAATTCAGCTAAAGCGTCGCCCATACTTTGGAAAGCACCATGTACAATGCCAGCATAACTATTCATTTTACTAGCAAGATTTTCCGTTTGATCAGCTGCAGCCAATTTTTGATCGTAAACAGCTTTAAAAGACTCGCTTTGTGCGTCTATAACTTTGTTCATTGTTGTCATTGACTCAATCTGAGCAACGTTAGTCATGATACCTAATTCATCAACTTCTGCATTTTTTCGTGCTAGATCTCTTTTCTCTTTTACATTATTTACATTAGATTGTCCTTCATTAAATTCTCTAAGTGCGCTGGCCCTGTCTAAATCTGCTTTTTCTTTGGCGGCCGCTTCAGGCGTAACTAAATTAAGTGCTTTTCTATAATTTAATTCGTCTTCTGCTTTACCGCTTTGAGCATCAGCTGTAGTTTTCTTAAACCCAGCTAGTTTTTGTTCTACCGTAAAGCGGGCTTCTATAAGTTTTAAAGCGTCTTGTAGGCCTTTGTTATCTTTTTCTTTTTCTTGTCTAGCTTTAACTAACTCTAGGTTTTTTTCTGCTAAAGCTATGCTTTTAGCGTCTCCAGGTGAATTGGTCTTAAGAGCGTCTATTTCGTTTTCTACCTTTTTGCGCTCTAATACAAACTTATTTTCTAGCTTTTCGTTTTCAAGTTTTGCTGTTGCTTGTACGTTTTGCTCTGAAGAGAATCCAAGTAAACTACTAATTATACCTAATCTAGCAATATCTTGGTCAAGTATTGCTTCGTTTAAACTATTTAAAGTTGTGGCTTGTGCCAGTTCTTGCGCTTTAAGTTTGATTCTATTATCTACACCTTTATTGTCTTTTTCTTTTTCTTGTCTTTTTATAACTTCTGCTAGTAGAAGTTCTTGTTTTTTGACTTCATCTCTGCCTCTTTTAGAATCATCCATTTCCGCATTTGTTATTGCTGTTTCGTACCCACGTCTTTCTAGAAGAAACTTACTGTCTAATACTTGCATCTCTAACATTTGCTTTTTAGCAAGATTTTCTGAAGCATTAAGAGTATTAATGCTCATTAAAATATCTTCTCTTGCTATCTCTTGTTGTAGTGTAGCATTACTAGCGTCTGCTATTTGTTTTGCATTAGCAAGCTCGCCTAGATTTACTTTTTGCTTAGTATCTAAAGAATTTGCACCTTGTTCACTATTTTTTAATATTAAAGCAGCAAGCTGTGGGCCCAACAAATTGTTAAGTTTATTAGCATAATTTTTTTCGTATTTAATTTGCGGATCATTTGTATTTCTTGTATACTGCGGATTATCTGGATCTCTTGATGAAAGATTTTCAAGTTTAATCATGCCAGTCGGGTTGTTGGCTAATACTTCTCTAAAATTTCGGGTTCCGGCTAGCTTAGCTTCTAGTTCTGCAATTGTTCCAGGAGATTTTTTAGCGTCTTTAGCGTCTTGCACAGCTATTCTATCACTAACTTCTTGTAATACTAACTCTAAGTCCATATTACTTCTGATTAACTGCATTGTAGTCTTTATTGCTTCAATTTGAATAGTAATTTCTGTGCCTTTTAATTCGCCTGTGCGTGCTGCTGCTTCTGCTCCAGATAGTGACTGCACAGTAGCTTGTGCAATAGTAAGTGCAGCTTTTTGAGAAGCTTGGCCAAGTGCAATATCTATATATTTTGCACCTTGTTTAAAAGAAATATCAACACCTTTTCCAAATAACTCTGTGGCTTGTTGAAAAACTTTTTTATCTATACCAAGTTGTAAGTTTAGTAATGTGCCTTCAGCGTTTTTAAGACCACGTATTTCTCCACCTAACTTATCTCTTTGTTCTTGTGCACTTCCTTGTTCTTGCGGTCCAATTCCCCAGAAAGTAGGGTCTTTAGCATGTATAAATTCTTCTGTTTTTGTAGTTATCTGGTCCTGTACAGCTGCTAGGCTTTGTCCATATGCTGTGTAGTCTTGTAATGTAGCTTTAAATTGTGCGCGTATTGCAACAAATTGCTCAACAAACTCAGGACCAAACTGTGCAATTTTCCTAGGAGTAGTTGCTAAGTCATTAAAAGCAGCATTTAGGTCATGAAGACTACCTTTTGTTAAATCATCCATGTTTAACGATAAGTCTGTTAAGGCGGCTCCAATTTTAAATAAAGGATTACTATTAGCTGTAGATTGAATAAACTCATCATAGGCTTTTGTAACATTTTCTGTAGCGGTTTTAAAAGATTGAAGTCTGGCACTAGATTCTGCTAGTCTAACAGCAAGAGCTTTATTTGATATTTGAAACTCGTCTTGTGCTTTAGTACTTATTTTAAATCTTGCTGCTACAGTAGTAAGATCTAAACTATTTACACCAAGGGCTTTCTTAAAACTTGCTTCTGCTTCATCTCCCATACCCGCTGCACGAAATAGTTGCAACTGTTGCTGTACTGTAGCGGCAAGATTTTTTGCTGACTCAGAATTAGCATCTTTATCAAACAATCCCTTAATATTATTTATTGCACGATCCCAGCCGCTATTATCCAACGCTTTTAATAAATCTTTAGTAGTTTGAATTTGTGTTTCAATTGCATCAGTTGTAGTGTTACTTGCATTTGAAAGTGCAAAAAAACCTTGAATTGAGGCTGTAGCTATTCCAGGCTGTTTTGCAAGAGCTGCTAAAGTTCTGGCTGAATTATCAACTGCGTCTGAAGTAGTTTTTATTGCTTTATTAAAAGCGTCTGCTTCTTTTTCTGTTTTTGTAAGCCAAGAGTCAAGTAAAGCAAATGCTCCAACTAGAGCACCTATAGCCATACCCCATACTCCAAATGCTGAAATTAGCGAGCCAATTTTTTGTACCACTATACCAGTAAGTCCGGCTGTACGAGTTAAACCTGCTTGAAACGCACTCATGTATGGAGCGGGTTTCATAATTGCATCACCATTCTTTTCAGTACCAGTTTGTACCATTAATTGGCCGGCTCTAGCTTTCTTAATTTCGTCATTTAATTTAGTATAAGCTGTTCTAGCTCCATAAATTGCTTGAGTTTCTGCAGTTGTAGATCTAATGCTATCACTTGCTAATTTATTTAATGTACGTTTTTGTATAACCTCATTAGAATAGTCTGTACTGAGCAGACCCGTCCGATTAGCTAAAACAACAGCTTGCACATTTGTATTAGCCATTTCGGCACCCGCACGTATTGCTTTTAATTCCGCAATGTGTGCTTTAAGTCTGGTAGCTTCTTCAGAATTTCGTTTAGCTAAATCGTTAGCACGACGATCTAAAGATTTTATTTCTGCAGCTGTAAGAGCAAATGGATCTTTAGCAGCTAATGCAGCATAGTCCGTTTTGTTAGTTTTACTAAAAGCACCATTTTTTGAAAGTTCTTGAATTCTACTTTGTGTAGCTGCTGACTTTCTATAAGCTTTTTCAGCAGCTGCACCTGCGGCCGCTGCTCCCATACCTATCTTTTCTTGCTGATCGGAGTACATAGTACTAAAAGCCATGCGACTTGCGTCAGCAGTTTTCTTTAAATTATCTCGGTATTGTCCTAAAGCAGGAATAGCACTCTTAATTATTGATGCACCTATTGCTGCTAAAACTCCAAGCAATGCTACAGGATTTTGAGACAATATATTAACTAGTGGTACAAAAGCTTTGTTAGTAATTTCTAGTGCTACAAAACTTAAATCTTTTAAACTAGCTAAAAGTTTATCGTAGGGATTAGCAGGTATATCAATAGAACTAAATTTGTCCATGCCTTCTTTTAGCACGGCATTAGCAAATGCTTGACGTCTTTCAAAGTCTGTTAAGCTGCCTGTAGCTTTACCTATGCTACGGGCATAATCTTCTGTGGCGGGACCTATTTTTGTAAATAAACCAAGTTCGTCTAGTAACTCAGGCTCTAGTTTTGAAATACCGCGAGTCAAACGACTAATAGCGTCAGGCATACCAATACCCAAAGCTTTAGAGGCTTTGTTTGCAACTGCTCCTAGCAGCTCCATCTGTTTACCGGACAATCCAGCAGCAGTACCTTTTGTAGTTGCTTCCATTGCTTCGCGCATACTAATTGCGCCGTCGGTAGCATTTCTTAAATTTTGAGCAATAGTACCTAATGCTGTTCCACTAGCAGCACCTAACTGATTCATACCTTGAACCATATTTGAAGTATCTGCTGCATCGCTTAATGCTCGGAAGGCAGCTCCAGCTGCAAATACGTTGGCAGCATAAGTAGCATATAGACGTACTAATCCATCAAGCCCACGAGCTTGGTTTGCAAAGTCTCGTCCTGACGCACCTGTGGCGCCGGCACTACCTCTGGCAATATCGTATTCGGTAGTACCCATTGTGGCTTTTTTCCAACCACTACTACCTTTTCCACCGCCAAGACCTTTACTCACCTGCTTATCAAATGAGTCAAAGGTACCTCTAGCCTTTTTGAGTTTATTGTCAATCTTCTCAATGGTTCCTAGGTCGTCTAGCTTAACTTGTAAAACTGTTGTATCGTTACTCATGCTTACTCCTGTTCGGATATTATCAAAATTTTTTGATAACTTAACTAGAGATCATTATACCATGTGACCACGCAGTTGTCAAACCAAAAAATTTTTAACGCAAAAAAGCCCGCTAATTTTAATTAGCAGGCTCTTGTGTCTTTTTCTTATTATTGATTTCGTCTGATCTTACGTTGTCAATTACACGTATTAGCATAATTATAAACTTTTGTTCAGAAGGTTCAATCTCTGTTGCTTCTAAAACATCTTTTACACCTATCAAAGACTTGCCTAAGTAGTTACCATTCATAGTATCCCACTCATCTCGTAA